GACGAATTAGAAGATTATAGTAAAGATGTACAAAGACGTATTGCTAAACTTACTAAAAAGTGGAGAGAAGCAGAACGTCAAAAAGATGAAGCTCTAAAATATGCAGAAGTAATTAAAATCGAAAAAGAGGCAACTCTTAAAAGATATTCTGTACTGGAAGGAGCGAGTGTTAAGGATCGAGAGGCGAGGATTGCTTCAGGGTTACAAGCTGCAAAAGCTAAACTTTCGGAAGCAAGAATCAATCAAGATATGAATGCTGAAGTAGATGCTCAAAGAGATATAGCTAGACTTGGTTACGAGGAAGCTAGATTGATGGAAGCTAAATCAGCACTAGAATCTGCTCCAAAACAACAAACACAACCTAACATTAATCTTAACAGGTCAGTTGAACAAGAAGTTAGACCAGATCCAAAAGCAGAGTCTTGGGGATCTAAAAACAAGTGGTTTGGCTCTGATTCAGCTATGACTTATACGGCTTTTGACATACATAAAAAGCTTGTAGATGATGAAGGTTATGACCCAGCAAGTGACGAATATTATGTGGAAATTGATAAAAGAATAAGACTTGAGTTTCCCCATAAATTTGATAAGATTGCAACAACGGAAACGACTAGACCGACACAAGTAGTAGCTTCAGCGAAGCGAAGTGTAAAACCTGGTCGCAAAACTGTGAGACTCACACCTTCTCAAGTTGCTATCGCTAAAAAATTAGGAGTGCCATTAGAAGAATATGCGAAACAATTAAATATCACGAAGGAGGTATAGGCATATGGAAAACGAAAAAATGAAGACCCCACGTGCGAGCCAAACTAGGACTACTGAAAAGAGACCTACAACTTGGACTCCACCATCAAGTTTAGATGCACCGCGCCCTAAGGACGGTTTTAAACACCGATGGATAAGGCTTGAAATTTTAGGTCAAGATGACACTAAAAATGTTTCAAGTAAATTAAGATCAGGATGGGAATTGGTTAGATCCGATGAATACCCTGGTGAAACTTATTCAACGATAGGCGAAGGAAAATACGCGGGAGTAATCGGGCATGGTGGCCTTGCGCTGGCAAGGATACCTGTAGAGGTTGCAGCAGCTAGAGATGCTTATTTTGCAAAACAAACTAAGGATCGAGAAGATGCAGTAAATAACGACCTTTATAAGGATCAGCACCCAAGTATGCCAATCAATAGTGAGAGGCAGACTCGTGTAACTTTTGGTGGTACGAACAAAAAATAATTTTTTTGTAATATCAACAAAGTAAATAAAAACTTAAACAAGGAAAAAAACTATGGCTAACCCAAACGCAGCCTTCGGTTTATTACCGATAGGCAAAGTTGGACAGAATAGAGATGCTCAAGGTTTAAGTGAATACGGAATTGCAGCTAGCTCTTCAGCTATCTATCAAAATGACCCAGTAACAGCAGCGGGAACTGGATACATTACGGTAGCTACAAGTGCTTCTCAATTATTAGGTTCACTTAACGGAGTTTTCTTTACGAATGCTTCAACTAAGAAACCAACATGGGCGAACAATTTAGCGGCAGCAAATACTGCTACTGACATTGTCGGTTATGTTAGTGACGACCCTTACGAGAGATACGAAATACAAGCTAGTTCGACTCTACCAATTGCAAGTATTTTCTTAAACGGAAATATACATTATACAGCTGGATCTTCAGCTAACTATGTATCTAAAGTTACTTTAAATACATCGCAATTGAATGCGAACGATACTACTCAAATTCGTGTCATTGGAGTTGCAAAAGGCTTCAATAATGAATTATTAAATGATACAACTTACGCTACAAACGTAGTAGTAACTGCTATTATTAATAATCATTTCTATAAACAATTTACAGGAGAATAAAACTATGGCTATATCAAGAGGACAACTAGTTAAAGAACTAGAGCCAGGATTGAATGCACTATTCGGCCTGGAATATAAAAGATACGAGAATCAGCATCTTGAAATTTTCGATACTGAAACTTCAGACAGAGCTTTCGAAGAGGAAGTAATGTTATCAGGTTTCGCTAACGCGGAAATCAAGCCGGAAGGATCTGCAGTTGTATTTGACAATGCGCAAGAAACTTTCACAGCTAGATACACTCATAATACCGTAGCACTTGCTTTCGCAATCACTGAAGAAGCGATTGAGGACAATTTGTATGACAGACTTGCGTCTAGATATACAAAAGCTTTAGCAAGATCTATGGCAAACACTAAACAAGTAACTGCAGCTAACGTTCTAAACAACGGTTTCAGTACATCTTATGTAGGTGGTGACGGAGTTTCTTTAATAAACTTATCACACCCAACTATTGCTGGTTCATTCAGTAATACATTGGCTACACAAGCTGACTTAAACGAAACTTCTCTTGAACAATCGTTGATTGATATCAACTCGTTCACAGATGAGCGTGGTTTAAAAATTGCAGCTCAAGGTGTTAAATTAATCATTCCAAAAGAATTACAATTCACTGCGGAAAGATTAATGAAATCAGCTGGAAGAACACAAACTGCTGATAACGATATCAATGCGATCAAATCAATGGGAATGGTTCCACAAGGTTACGTGGTTAACAATTTCTTAACTGATACTGATGCATTCTTTATCAAAACTGACGTTCCAAACGGTATGAAGATGTTCGTAAGAGCACCTATCAAAACTGCTATGGAAGGTGATTTTGATACTGGTAACGTTAGATACAAAGCTAGAGAAAGATACAGCTTCGGCTGGTCTGACCCTAGAGGTATCTTCGGATCATCAGGATCTGCTTAATATTTAAGCAAATTTTATTTAATGGGGTGGGTATATCTCACCCCATTATTATGTTAGAAAGAAAGAATTATGACAAAAATGTTTCAAGTAAAAATTAGAGCTTATGGTCACATGGCTAATTTTGACATTGAAGCTGAAGATAGTGCAGAAAGTATAGAACTAGCTATCCTTGACAAAATAGGAAAAAAAGGTATATTACTAAAAGACAGCATGCGATCTTTTGCTAAAGATAAATGCTGGATAACCTATGAGGAGATCGTAGATGATAAATCACGTTCAAGCTCTTTACACAAAGAAGAGAGCCCTAGAACTTGATTGGGAGCAACACTACATTCAAGAGGGAATATATACTCTTGATATGGTTAGGATTGACGAAAAAATTCGTGAAATCATTAACCAAATTAAAATGTCTGAAGCTGAAATAGCCACAAGACAAATTAAGGTAGAAATGGCCGCTCCTGAGTTTTCTGTAGCTAGCTAAAACTAGCTATTTATATCCGAAAAGTAGATTTTCGATGCAGGTATCTCTTGCGCTATTCAATAAATTCAGTTATATTTTAATTACTATACACTAACTTTCTAATATCGACGCAGTATAGTCGACGGCCTAGAGACGATATTGGAATAACTAGGAGAACATAACTATGGCACAAACAACATTTTCAGGACCAGTCCTTTCGCAAAACGGCGCTGGATTTCTTGGATCAATCGTACCTGGATTAACAGGTCTTACAGTAACAACAGTAGCAACAGCCACAACTTTAACATATGCAAAAAATGTTATAACTGTGAATAATTATACTGGTGCTGCCGCTCAAGCAGTTACATTACCAAAAGCAGAAGCAGGAGTAATTGTAATTCATGCTCAATCAGTTGATACAACTGGTGGAACAAATACACTTTCTTTTGATTGTGCTGGAACAGATGCATTTGCAACAGGATCTATAATTGAAAGTAGAACAACTAATGCAGTATCTTTTGATACTTCAACAGCAGGTGAAACTTTACTTACTTATACACCAGCAAACGCTGTAACTAATTTATTTAGTATTGGTTCTTATCTTTATTTCTCATGTGCTCAAGATGGCATATGGACAGTAAATTATAAAATGTCAATGAACCCACAAAGCACAGGTCTTACAGGAACTTTTGCTTTCGGAGCGTAAATAATTAATTTTTAAGGAGCTCGTAAGGGCTCCTTAAATTATAAGGAGAAAAATATGGGAAGTTACAAAGGTGATATACAAGCAACTAGATTCAC